TGTACGTTTTTAAATTGTAAAGAATTTGTTCCTAAGTCTACATCATTATCTGTAACAGGTGCAATTAATCCATCTGCCATTGTAAATTGTGCAGTTCCACCAGCTGAAAATGCCATTGTATCAGCAGCACTAAATAATAAACCTGTGTTAAGATCTCCTGTATTACTAATCGCAGGAGCTCCTGCTGTTCCATCAATTGCTGAAATTTGTCCTCCAGCAATTATAACACCTGCACTTGTAACCGTTCCAGCAAAAGCAATATTTGCTCCAGCCATAGTTGTATTTAATGTTGTGCCATCAAAAATTGTAATGTGTGTTCCATTATTTGTTATTTTACCAAATTGAGTCCCATCATCTTTAAAAACTATATCTGCTCCGCCTGCATCTAAATTAATATCTGCTACTGAATCTAATGTAATATCTCCAGAGTTAGAAGAAGCAAGTGTGACACCTGTATGACCATCTATGGATACTAATCCAGCGTTTGAATCAACAACTACGTTACCACTTGACGTTGCAATAGATACTGCTGCATCACCTGCTGTAATATCATCTGCGGCTACTTCACCTCCTGCAACATATGTTTTAATTCTTGAAGCTAAAACTTTTTTATTTGTACCGCCTGCACCATCGTCAATAATAAATACATCTGCATCTACAATGGCTGCTCCTATTTCTGTTCCGCCATCTAGGTCTAAAGCTGTTAAAGCAACTTTATTTGCTGTACTTATTGTAGCTAATTTAGTGTCTACAATTGCTGCTGAAGCATTTACATCAGCGTTAACAATAACACCAGAAGCGATTGCAACTGCACCATTTGCAGCTAAAGTAATATCTCCGCTTATTGCTACTGGATTAAAATTTGTACCATCTGCAACTAATGCATGTCCTGATGTATTAGTTCCCATTACTAAATCATCACCAGTAATAGTTAAGTCTCCACCAACAGTAACATCTCCTGTTGTAGTAATAGAATCTATAAAAGCGTTTTTCCATCTAACACCTGTTGTTCCTAAATCTACATCGCTATCTGTTTGTGGTCCAAAAATTCCATCTGCAACATATACTTGTTCTGCGTTTGCTGCATATAAATGAATTTCGTTTGCTGTTTCAAAATCTATTTTAGTTTCATTATCTTCACCAATTTTAATATCTGTTGCTAATAAAGATGTAATACCTGTTTGAGCAGCATCTAAGTTTAATGTGTTTGTTGAAAGTGTAATACCTGTGCCAGCTACTAAAGCTGTTTTAGAAATTGCAATTGCTGCTGAAGAATTTACATCAGCATTAACAATAACTCCTGATCCTATTGCTGCTACTCCTGAAGAAGCTATTGAAATATCTCCTGATATAACAACTGGATTATAATTTGTACCATCACCAATTAAAGCTGCACCCGATGTATTGGTTGCCATTGTTAAGTCATCACCAGAGATTGTTAAATCTCCAGCAAGTGTGGCATTGGCTCCACTAAAAGTTAACGCTGTAGTTGTTCCTGATTTAATTATTAAATTTCCTGAGGTGTTTGTTAAACTACCATAAGTTGTGCCTGCATCTTTTAAAAATATATCAGCACCATCTGCGTCAAGTACAATATCTGCAACTGAATCTAAAGTTATGTTTCCAGAACTTGTAGTTTGAATTGTAACACCTGTGTGACCGTCAACTGTAGTTGTGCTTGCTTGTGAATCAATTAATACTGCACCAGATGATGTTGCAAAACTAGATGCTGCATCTCCGAGAGAAACGTTATCTGCTGGAAGTTCAGATGAGATAATCTCATTAATATTTGTACCATCAGAAAAGAAAAATTTAGTTCCTTTATTTGTTGTAGAGAAAGTTATACCTGACCCTGAAACTGTTTTAAATTGTACTGTGTGTCCTCCAGATGTACCATTAACAACTATATATAATTTTTCTACAGAATCTGGAACGGTTACAATTTGATTACCTGATATTGTTCCAGTTAATTTTATAACTGCTTGTCTAGCAACCGATGTAGATTCAGTGTTATCCCCATCTTCAATAGTTAAAATTGTAGTTGCTGCACCGCCTGCAATAGATTTTTCTACGTAACCAGCAATAGCTGATTGAACCATGCTTAAATTGGTATTAGTCTTTGTTCCCCATGTACCGGCATTTTCGCCAGTTGCCATTAGTTCTATACCGAGTGTTGTAAATGTCGATGCCATAAATTTCCTATTTTGTTTTTATATATCGTATGTGGCTAAGTTGCAACATACGAATACCCTGATTAAGGGTTAGCAGAAGCAACAGGTATTCTTACTGTGCCGTCTGTGTAATCGTCTCTTCTTCGTCTTCCAACTTGTTCATTAGCAAATTTTTGTATTTCTTCCTTATATTTACCATCATAAAATTGTAGCATATCTGCTGGTCCTTTTAAAAATCCATATGTCTCTACTAAACAAGCATACAATAAACCGTTTGGAAAATTTATACTTATAAAATTTGTTGTATTACTAGATTCTAAAGTAGCGGGCATAGCATTGTAATGAAATTTAAATACGTATGTAGCATTTGGTATTGGAGATAGTAATATTGCTCCTGAAGTTGTATTTGTATTACCTGTTGCTCCACCTTTCATAGCATAATATTTAGGTCTTCCTGTAACACGTGCACCATTGAATTCATCTAAGAACGTTACATCTCTTTTTTCTAAAAATATTGGGTTATTAAAAGCTGCTGTAGAATCAGCAACTTGAACAGCTCTTATAAATAAAGCCCCTGCTGGTACATTTGCATGTTCTTGGTTTGCCACTAAATTATCTTGAGCTATTTTTCTATCTGCATCAATAGGAACATCTCTCATAATTCTGTACTGAGCATTTAATATAATGTTTTCTAAAACAGCTGTTGTCAACACATTAGAATCTACTTCTGAATAACTTCTAATTTTTGTAACTAAATCTGAATAACTTATTCCTGCCATATTATCCTCTTTGGTTTACAGGTCCTGCGAAAACAAAATCGCCTCCACCTGTTCCGCCTGTTGTTGCCGATGAAGCTAAGCTAAAACTAAAAGAAAAACTATAAGATATAGATATTCCATTATTTGTAACCGAACTTGTTGTTCTTGTTATTATATACGATCCAAAAACTTTTGCACCTGAATTATGTGCTCTTGCTGTTGTAACATTTGGTGTAGCTCCTTCAATAGGTGCTGCTGTTCCTCTTGTACAACCTGTTAAATTATTACCAGATTTACCTGTATATTGTATTGTTTCATCTGCAATAGTTCCTTGTAATAAGGTATTTGATGTATCACTAGAAGTTAAAACTTTTTCAATTACAATAAATCCGCTAGTTGGAAAGTTAGTAGCATCAGATAAAGTTATAGTAGTATCTGTAGCACTTAAAGTTTCATTTAATGTAGTTTCTAATTCAAAAATACTTGGGACAACATTACCTGAAGAAGATTTTACTTTTGTAAATCTAATAGCATCACTTGTTTGAAAAGGGTTAGTATCAATTCCTTTACTATCTTTTGAAGTGCTTACTAAAACCGAAGTTAAAGATGTAGAAGTTAAAAAAGGATCATCTATTAAAGCTGTTGGGGTTGCAAATTCTTTTCTATCTGGTCTAATCTGGCCAGGTAAAGCTATCCCATCTCCTCCACGTGATTTAGGTTCTAGTTGTGGTTGTTTTGGTTCAAACTCAGATACATGCACAAAAGATCCATTCCATTCTGCAATCATTTCATTATATGGAAATTCCATACCGGATCTATCTGAAATTGCTTTAGCGTGTTTTCCTGATGCTGTTTTTGCCATTATGCTCCTGGGTAATAAACTTTTGGTGTTATGTGAGTGCTTGATGCAGAACCGTCTTCTGCTAAAGCTCTAGCTAATTCATCTTCATATAATAATTTTGTTTGCTGTACTAATTGTGGATTAAATTTTTGTGCTAAATAAAAAGCTAGACCAGAAACCATACAAGGTACAAATCTAAAAGGTACGTCTGTAGCATCTGTGTATGTTGAATCTACATCTTGTATTCTTTTTAAATAAAAGAAGTGAATAAATTTTGCTGCATTACTAGAATCTGGTGTTGGGTAAACATGCACTCTTACTTTATCTATAAATCTTTCAACAAAAACAGCTGAGGGTGTGCTCTTAGCTCTTTTATTTGAATAACCACCATACGTTGATCTATCTACTTTAGTTAAACTTGAGTCTGCTTGAGATACTGTATTAATTCCAGCTCTTAATTTTGCTTCTAGTATATCGCTCATACCATTAACAGTTTCTGATACACTGGCATTAGTTACTGTTGTTGCACTTGTACCATCCGCAGCAGATCTAAAAAAATCATAGTCCGACTGACCTTCAACCAGATCCATATTTGTTTCACCTATTTCCCAAAAGTGAATACCTCTATTTCCCCATTCTTGAAAAAGAATATTTAAAGATCTTCTTGCTGATTTTAATTGATGTCC